ATCTTCCACTTCATCTTCCCATCGGGGGTAAAGAACCCCTTAGTTTCTACTGCCCATCTGCCCTGAACCACAAAGTCGAGCCGATAGGCAATCTGCCTAATCAACTCTCCTTTGTAGCGGAACGAGGGCATAAGAATATGACTAACCTGCTGAGTGTACGGAATCCGTAGCATTTCAAGCCGACCCTTCAAATAGGACTCTAATTTGCTATCGGACTTCGTACCATCAGCCTCGACTATCTTCTTATTGCCAAACTTAGAATGGGAGGTCGTCATCACCACTCTGCCGCGATGAGCTGTACCCTTGTTTTGCAGGGGCGTTCCCGTAGTTTTCGGGTCTCCACTCATTGACGACTGGGTTGTGTGTGCCGAACCTGTCGGTTTCTCTTTTCGGCCATAGGCTGATTTTGACGTACCCTTTGGCATCTACATTGTTGTTTAAGAACTCGACAAATTTATCTACTTTCATAGATATGTCCATAATTCTTGTTCCTTTGGCTTCTTTTTCTGTGGCAAAAATGCCTGTTGCATAAACTGATGGTTTTTTATTCATTGGTTTGGGGTTTATTTTTTGAACTTGATATGAAGGGACTTTTTCTTTCGGCAACCAGCTTCGTGTTTATGAAGTAAGACGCTCTCATGCCTTTTCCTTTTTCTGGCCTAAGTATGCCGTATTTAACTTCGAAGTATCTAAGGCCTGTCCAATTATACCTTCGAGGGATAGTGTAGTTTTTGTACCCCTCTTCGTAGGCTTCAATAATCTGAGCCTTAAAGGTATTTTGGCAGCTTTTTAGTAATTCCACCAACGACCTTTTCATAATCATTGGAGGCATATCTACGATTTTGTTATACAAATGCTCGAATGCCGATGCTGTTGGTTTTCTTGGCATATTAACAGGTTAGGTGTTTAATTTCAACGATTGTCGCATCCATTTCTTGGGCGCATTTAAGGGCTTTCTTGTACCTGCTGAACACCCCGTAGAACTTTCCATCCTTTTGTATGGTGTATGCGGCAGGCATTTTTACTTTTGACTCTACATTATCATCGAACAATTCCCTTATATTCTGACAAATTTCCATATATTTCTTGTCAAAATCTAATAAATCTTTATGGGTTTGTACGGCATGAACGATAACCGAGTGGTCTTTTTTGTTGAAAAAGTCGGCTATATCTTTCAGTGTAGACCTCGTGTATTCCCTTATGAAGGCGATGCATAAGTACCGAGCCGTTATGACCGACCTCCTCCTCGTGGTGTCAAAAATGAACTCTTTCGGCACGTTCAGATAATCGGATACTACATCCGTTATCATGTTCATGGTTTCCATATCGTTCCTGCCAATCATTAGAATGGTGTTAAGTCAGTTGATGCAAATTCACTCACTCTCGTATACCTCAAATCGGTGTTGACCATAGCAGTTCCCGTTTCTCCATTCCTGTTCTTGCGAACCAAAATCTCCATAATGTTCTCCACCTTAGCATAGTCGGGGTCGCTCTCGTGCATAAAAGCGACAGGTCTATGTACGAAGATGATTTTATCCGCATCGTACTCCAACTGACCGCTCTCCCTCAAATCACTCGTATAAGGCCTCTTATCCACCCTCTTCTCGCTTTCACGGCTCAAAGAGGATATTACGCACACCCAAATGTTTTGCCTTTTACTTAGTGCCTTAAATTGCTTCGAAATGTTTGTAACCTGTTCTACCTTGGTTCGTGTAGAATCTTCCTTTGTAGGCGATACTAACTGCAAATAATCGACAAATATCCCCTCGATGTTGTGCTGCCTTTTCAAACGGACTACTTCGGCTTCGATTGTCTGCGTTGTAGCGTGGGGTAAATCGGAGATATAGAGTTTAAGGCTTTTGAGTTTATCCACAAACTTTCCTATTACATTGACCTCTTCAATAGACATATCCTTATCAACGTTGTTGAACTTATAGCCATTGATACTCGATATGTTGGATATAAGCCTTGACACGAGTTGTTGCCTCGACATCTCCATCGTAATGAATCCGATTGAATGCCCATTGTGCGCCATATTGAAGGCTAACTGCAAGCCTAATGTCGTTTTCCCGTGAGCGGGTCTGCCGCCCAATAGAATAAGGTCGGGAGATGAGAACCCTGATATAATTTTATCGAGTGGGCGTAGGTAGGTTTGGCTAATCTGAACCTTCTCTTGCCCATCTTTAATCCTAATTAACTTTTGGGTTAACTCCATAGCTGCTCCGTGAGCATCCTGCGATATTGAGCCTATTTGCTCGCTATTCAGCTCTACGAAATCATCAAAAGCCTTCTGAATATCAAAGTTTTTAGCAAGTTCAGCCTTAATCTCTTGAAGCCTGCGCTCTTTGTAGTGGCTAAACAGGTCAGCTTTGTAGGTGTGCCAGTGTTGAACGGCCATTGCAGACTCACCGAGCCATACAGTGTAGTTGACCACATCGGGTACTAATTTAAGCTCCTTCATCTTTTTAGAAACCGATATAGGGTCTATCGGCTTCTGCTGATGGTAGAGGTCTTTAATGGCTCGAAAGCATTGGGCATATCCCCCCGTGAAGTATTCATCACGGAGGTTCACTATGCCTGCCTCACCACGCATATCCTTGTTCATTAAAATCCCAAGGACATAGCCTTGAACCTGGTCAATATATTGCATTTTTGGGGGGTTCATATCCGGATGACTGCGGTTGTGGTTGTTCAAAAAACTCCTGAGGGATGGCATCCTCCCAGCATCGTTGCCTTAAATATGTAGCAGGCATCTTGCGAAACTTCACATCTGACTTCCAACGGACATACAAAGGTACGGTTTTTATGATGATGTCCACATCTTCTTCACATAAATTAGCCCAAATTTGTTGGCAGAGGGACTTCCCCTCTTTTCTGTCGTAGATTTTCCAAAAGATTTCGAACTTCTGCTGTTGTTCATCGTTCAGTTCCTTTTCTTTTTTCTTTTTATATTTTCTTTTTTCTTTTATATCTAATATACTATCATGAATAATAGATATATCGTCTGATTTTTTATCAAAATCAGGAATGTCGATTTTCCCATCGACCATAGCCACTGCTAAATGACCGACAGTTCCTTGAACAGGTAGCCGCTCTTGAAAAGCATAGTCCATAATCGCATCATAAGCCTCTAAGCGAGCTTCATTTGGCAGTACCCTTATCGCTATGTAGAAATCCCGACAAAATGCCATACAATCTCTCTTATGGTCTAATGGAGTCATAGCCTTGATGACCCAATCAGGTATCGTTTTCTTTTCCATCATGCTACGTCTGAATAACCCTCTCTTCTTTTGATTTCTTCACGAACTACTTGCAGCTTTTCGGTAGCAGTCCGCTTCACTTCATCTGTTGAGCCGAATGAGGCTACCCAGTTCATTGATTCCTGCTCGAAGGAAAGGTCGGAGGTTTTCACCCCCCGAATCCATTTTTTATATTCTTTCATTGGTCTTGGGTTTTAGTTTCTTCAAATAATCTTATAAATGGGGTGGTGTTGAATCCCGTTAACTCAAAGGAAAAGGCTAACCATATAGCATCATATAGGCTGAAATCAGACCAGCTTTCGTAGTTGCCCAGGATTTCCCTGATTTTCAGTTGGTTTTCTTCGGGGAGGGAGTTGAACTTCTCCATAGCCTCAGGCGTGAGGCAATCAAATAGTGGTGTTCTCATTGATTTGGGTTGGTTTAAGTTAAATTATGGCATCTCAAAATTAGGCTCACGATTGTCGTGTTCATACTGCAAAATATCCTGAGCAAAATCTTCAGCCTCAATGAAATCATTGATGGCATTCAAGACATCCATAGTCATATCGTGCATCAGAAGCTTACCGCACTCGTAGGTGGAGTAAATCTCCTCCTCTAAGGTTACGCTAAACTCGACAACAGTATAGTTAGACAGGCTAACATCAAAAAAATCGTACTCAATTTTTAAGTAGAAAATGATTGCTCGGCCTTCGTAGATTATCTGCCGACTTACATCAATTACGGTTAGCATAGCACGGAATATTTAGGGTTTCTATTCTCGTCATAATCGAAGTTATGCACATCTTTTACATAGTTCGACAGGGGCTCACTCGCAATGAACTCATCAATAGCCCTTCTGATGTCGGGAGTGATGTTCTTAAAGTGATACTTGCCGTTCCTATCGACCATAAAAACGAAGTCGTAGAGCATACTTAGGTTGGTAACCTCAAATTCTTTTCCGTAGTCGTTAAAGGAAACGGTTAGATAAAGTCCAATCGGTGCGCCATTGAATTGGATGCGGCGCACTACATCAATTTGTTGCTTTTTCATAAGGTTTTTAGTTTAGGAGTTGAATGGGCTATTGCCCATCCAACTCGTTTTTGATTGACTCGATACAAAACATACGCCCAATTTTACGCATCACTTCAAGGCCGAAGGCGGAGAAATACTGCTTCTCATCGGGGAACTTCAAGCACCATGCATCCTCAGAGGTGCATACCTGAACTTCTACGGGAACTTCTACGGCATCAGCATCAAAGAGATGCCGACTGACTTGAACTTGCATAAGAGCCTTCTTTTCTTTTCGCTCCCGCCTAATTCTTTCGGTCTCTATATGCCTCATTAAATAGACTTCATCAAATAGCCTTTTAATCATGTCATCATTGGGAACTTCGGCTGCCCAACGAAGCCTCAGCTTTTTGCTTTTAGCCACTGGCTCTGGAATCAGCACTTCTATTTTTCTCAGTCCCTTGCCGACAAAGTGAGTGTCTAACTTATAGGAACTGCAACAGCTACGAACATCGTGAGCAGTGATGTAACCGCCATTCTTCTGAGCTTGAAGGTAGAGGTCGAATACGAGAAGCTTGTAGGTCTCGAGATTGGAATACCTGGGTTGTTTCATCATGATTTTTTAGGTTAAAGGTTTGAAGGGTTTTGGAAAGAAATAGATATGGTTGATTTTGTTGTTTTAGGGGGCATTACAGGCACTATCTCCCCCGTGTCGGGGTCTACTATCACCGCTTTGCCCTGAAGCTTAAAGGATTGCTTTAATAGCTCTTGTCGAGCTTTGAGTTGATGGGTCAATCCTACGCACACGTCATCACTTGAAAAGTCAGGGGAATCGTAGCCTTCACGCAGCTCTACTTTTGCTCCGTAGGCGGTGAAAGACTTCTGCCCATACCTCGATGCCTGCTCACGAGCTAACTCTTCCGTTTGCGTGATGATAGCTTCCAAGGCTTTGATAACCGCTTTTGCCCTGATATGTACGGCAAAGGGGTCGAGGTCGCCATCGAGGACTGAGTGAACAACGGAGCTGGAGAAGCGTTCAATATCGGCCTTGGATATATCGCTTGAAATAAGTTCTCTATTCATTGGATTTTCTTCATTAAAGAGTCTAAACTATTGAGGCACTCAATAGCCTCATTGAAGGTCAAATGCTCAAACTTGCGTTCAGCAGAAAAGCCGAATTTCTTAACAATGCCCGAAAGAGCATTTGGGGACTTCTCCCTAATCACTCCCCATAGGGCTGCCATCTCGCCAACTTGTCCTGGCGTTGCTTTGGCCTCATCAGGCTTAGCGGCAGGTCTTGGCGGTGCTGCTTGTTGAGCGGGTGGCGGCGTTGTTCTACCCGATGCTAAGTTCCCATCGTCATCTTCGGCTTGCAGCGACAAGAGGCTTTGTAGGCTATACCTACGGAAGTAAGTAATTTCCGAGCCTAAGTCTTGTGCCTTGATGCCACTCGTCAGTTTGATGCAAGAGGTAATCATCTCGCCTGATTCAACGTGGATGAGTTGGGTGCATACGCTATCATCGTCAATCGGTTGCAGGATGATAATCCCGTGATTGTGGAGAATAGGCTCTACTTGGTCTAAGATAGAGTTGATGTCGGCATACTTCCTCTTAAAGAAAGGGTTGTTCATGTCCTTCTTAATGGTGGGAAATTCGAGTTTTGCCTTGTATAAGGCTGCAATAAGGTTTTTCATTGTTCAAGGGGTTTAAGGGTTAAAGGGTTGTTGAATTTGTCTACTACGTTGTAGTTTTTGAATAGGGATTCTAAGAATACCCGTACTTTAAGTTTTGTGCGAATGCCCAATACTCGTCTATGAGTTTCGGCAGCTTCTAAGAAGGCCAAAACGATGTCGATTCTGTACCTCTGCCGATTGGGCTTTAAGTGGGAGTAAACGGTGGGGGGGCTGTATTCGCTGAACTGGGCAGCAACTCTCCACATAGTGCCATAGGGCATCGCTTCGTCAAGCTCCAAAATAGATTCGGGAGGTATCGGAAATTGGTGTTCGGTGATTTTTTTGTTCATTAGTGAATGGGGTTTGGTTGAATAAATAAAGTTTTGTAAAGGTCAAGTACGTTATAGCCAATTCCTAAGCACTTGGCTAATAGATTGAACTGATAGATAGTCAGCTCATCAAAGGATTCGGTTGAGGTAAGGATAAACTTAACAACCTTAAACTCTTCGTCAGGCATCTCAGAAATAAGTCTATGCCCTCTGCCCGTTAATTGCTCAAATAGATTCTGACTCATTGTTTTTGCTTTTTAAGAACTTGTCCAAAAGGCTATTCGCCACGATGTCCCCGATGTTGTTTTTTAGAAAAGTCAACATCCCGTAATTCATTCCCATCATAAAAATTCGCTTTTCATAATCAGAAACGGGGGCATCATGCGAGCCGAAGCAGTCTTTCTTCGTCAGTTCAATCAAATCGAGAATGGCATCTGCGTGCGTGTCGTTTCTTTTGTATGCATCCCAAGTGTCGGAGTGCATTTTTTGGCTGGTATCGCTATCAATACCGATTGCCTCAAAAAGGGTTTGGTTTTTCATTGGTTTTTGG